GCTCCGCAAGGGCGCACTCTGCACCCGCCGCGCGGGCAAGACCTCGATGTGGTCGAGGTACTGCACGATAGTCGCGCTTCGCAACCCGAAGTGCATCATTCGCGTGTGGGGCATCAGCCGCACGCGAACGCAGGAACTGCTGTGGAACGAGTTTCTGGACGTGTTCAACCGACACAAGATCGACTTCAAGCCGAACGGCACGCGGCTGACGATCACGTTCTACAACGGCGCAGAGATCCGCCTCCTCGGCGCGGACAAGGACAAGGAGGCGCAGAAGAAGCGCGGCGACAAGACCGTGATGGAGGTCATCCTCGAAGCGCAGCTCTTCGGCCCTCATCTCAAAAAGCTCGTGGAAGACGTGGCCGAGCCGTGTCTCATGGACCACGACGGCGTCATGTGCCTCGAAGGCACCCCCGGCCCCGTGCCCACGGGGTACTGGTACTGGGTGTCGGGAGACGACAACGCCCCTGTCACCGGGCAGTGGGAGAGCCAGGGCAGGCTTGTCTCGACAGGCGCGCGCAACGAGGTGGGCGAGGACGAGAAGGAGATGGTGGGCGCGGGGTGGTCGATGCACCGCTGGAGCGTGCTCGACAACCCATTCTTCAAAGACGCGCAGCGGAAGATCGACCGAGTGCTCAAGCAGCGTCGCTGGAGCATCGACACGCCCACGTTCGTCCGCGAGTACCGAGGCCACTGGGTGAAGGACGACGGCGCGCTGTTCTACAAGTTTAACGAGGGGCGCAACACCTTCACGCTCGCAGAGCGGCAGCCGTGGGGGCCGGGGTGGCAGCACGTCCTCGGGTGGGACCTGGGCTTCCGCGACGACATGGCGCTCGTTGCGTGGGGTTGGCACTCATCGGAGAAGACGCTCTACGAGGCCGCGTCGTGGAGTGCCCCCGGCGCTACCGCGGACGACGTGATGACGCAGGTCCAGAAGTGGGAGACGCTGGGCCTCAAGTTCATCGCGAAGGTGGCCGACACGGGCGGCGGCGGGCGCATGTACGTCGAGGACGTGATGAGCCGCTTCTCGCAGGTCTTCGAGGCGGCGCAGAAGACCGCGAAGGTCGAGCACGCGCGCCTGATGAACGACGACTTCCTGTCGGGTCGCATCAAGGTGCAGCGCGGCGGCGCGTACGCAATGGAACTCGCGGCGCTTCCTAAAGACCCGGACTGGGATCCCGACTCAGGCAAGCCTCCGGGCGAAGACCCTCGGTTCAACAACCACCTGTGCGACGCAGGGCTCTACTCGTGGCGGAAAGCCCTCAACTTCATCGACTTCGAGGTCGAGGAGCCGGAAGAGTCCGTGGACGAGCGAGCGGAGCGCGAGGCGGAAGAGAACCTCGCGCGAGTGAACGAAACGAAGGAATGGTGGGAGGATGAAGACCATGCACTGGAATGAACTCGAAGCCGCCGTGCGCGAGATGCGTCGGCTGGGCGTGACGCAGTGGAACGGCATCGTGCTCGGGGCCGACCCTGTCAAGCCGGTTGACACCGAGGCGGAAGTAAAGAAGATTGTCAAGCCCGGAGTGCGTGGCAAGGACGGGTACACCTACGAGCAGCAGGTGGAAACCTACGGGGCGGCGATCGACGCCACTCCCGACATCTACGAGGAGTGACGAATGGCCCAGGACTACCGTGACGCAGTGTCGCTGAAGGAGAAGCCCGACCGGCTCGTGAAGTCGGGCATCGTGCGCCCGCGGTGGTGGGAACTGAGCGGGGACGACCTCGCGCAGTCCGTCGTGGATGTGGGCGAGCGCCTGCTGAACGACGCGGGCGACCGGCACGCCGCCATGGTGCGCCACGCGCGCCTGTACGAGAACTGCGACTTCGACACCATCGTCGGACGCGACTACTCCGCGGCGGTCGTTCAGAGCATCCTCACGGGCGCGGGCGTGATGAGCCTCAACGTCGGCGCGTCGTGCGTGGACACGCTCACCGCGAAGGTGACGAAGAACCGCCCCGCCGTCCGCATTCTCACCAGCGGCGGCGACTGGGCCATGCAGCGCAAGGGGCGCGCGCTGGAGAAGTGGTGCCGCGGGTACATGTACGAGACGGACGCGCACGAGGTGGGCCGGCGCGTCTTCGTGGACGGGTGCGAATTCGGCACGGGCTTCATGCAGGTCTACGCGGGCGAGGGCAAGAAGCTCTACTGCGAGCGCGTGCTGCCGCAGGAGATCCTCATCGACGACATGGACGGGCAGTACGGTGACCCGCGCCAGCTCGTCCGCATCAAGTACGTCGCGCGCGAGGTGCTGACGCGCATGTTCCCCGAGTACGCCGCGGAGATCGCGAACTCGGGCAAGCAGAACAAGCAGGAGTCGGCCCGCGGGAGCGAAGAAGTCATCGAGAACACCATCGAGGTGTGGGAGGCGTGGCACCTCCCGAGCAGCAAGAAGGCGAAGGACGGCAAACACGTCATCGCCATCGATGGGTGCGTGCTCCACGAGGAGCGGTGGAACATCTGCAAGTTTCCCTTCGTCGTGTACCGCTTCAAGAAGCGCACGGCGGGGTACTTCGGGAAGGGCGTCATCGAGACGGTGCAGCCGATTCAGGTCGAGCTGAACCGCGTGGTGCGTTCCATCAGCCAGCAGATGCGCCGCAAGGGCAAGGGGCGCACCTTCGTGCAGGTCGGCTCGAAGGTCGTCGCGTCGCACATGACGAACGCGGACGGCGGCGACATCGTGCAGTACGTCGGCACGCCGCCCATCGTGGACTCGGGCAACGCCATCGCTCAGGAGGAGTTCAACTACGTCCTCCAGCTTCGCCAGCAGGCGTTTCAGGAGGTCGGCATCAGCGAGCTGTCCGCCGCGGCGAAGAAGCCGAGCGGGCTCGACGCCGCCGTGGCCCTGCGCGAGTACAACGACATCGAGTCGGAACGCTTCGCGCCACAGCACCAGGACTGGGAGCGGTTCTTCCGCGACTACATCGAGCTGAGCATCGACCTCATCACCGAGCAGTACGGGTGGAGCGGGTACAAGGTGATGGTGCCGGGGCGTCGGAACACGCTTCAGGTGGACTGGGAGAACGTCAACCTCCAGCGCGACGACTACGTCATGCAGTTGTTCCCCGCGTCTTCGCTTCCGCAGACCCCCGCGGCGAAGTACCAAGCCATCAAGGAGCGCGTCGCAGACGGCATGCTCTCGAAGACCGTCGCGCAGCGCCTGCTCGACTACCCGGACCTCGAAGCGGAGACGAACCTCGCGAACGCGGCGCTCGACGACGCGGACGCAACCATCAGCGCCATCCTCGACGACGAGAACCCCGAGCTGAAGCCGCTGGAGCCGTACCAGAATCTCGACCTCATCATCGAGCGGGCCACCGCGGCGTACCTCTTCGCGCGCCACACGGACTGCGAAGAGGAGCGGCTGACGCTGCTGCGCAACCTCATCGACAACGCCACGAAGCAGAAGGTCGCGCTCACCGCGCCCCCGCCCGCCGCTCCGGGCGCGATGGGCGCGCCGCCTCCGATGCCGGGGGCTGGCGCGGGTCCGGGCATGGCCCCGCCTCCGATGCCCGGTGGCGCTCCGAACATCACCAACACGCTGAACGTGCCTCCTCCCATCATCCCGACCGTTCCGCCGATTGTCGGCGGGTAACACCCACACCCAGGAGAAACTGTGGCTGACACTGAGCAGAAGACCCCCGAGCCGTACCGTTCCCCGTCGCAGATCGCCCCCGACGAGCTGATGAAGGCGTTTCAGGAGGAGGGCATCGTCGAGCCCCCTCCCGAGCCCGCGAAGGCCGCGCCGCCTCCCGCGGCGAAGCCCGAGACGCCCGCGCCCGCGGAGCCTCCCGCGCTCCTGAAGATCGCCCAGCAGCAGGCGGAACTCCGCAAGCTCAAGGAGCAGGTGCAGCCCTACGCCGAGGTGGCGAAGGGACTCACCCCGCAGCAGCTCATGCAGCTTTCGCGCGCCGTGACCTCGGGCGACCCCGTCAGCGCGCTCTCCGCGCTCGGCTTCTCGCACGCGCAGTACACGCAGAAGCTGGTGGGCGCGGAGCCGGTGACGAAGGAGGAGCCGCAGAAGTCGAGCGATCCGGTGGTCGAGACGCTCAAGCAGGAGGTCGAGCGACTGAAGGCCGAGCGCGACGCGGAGAAGTTCCAGAGCACGCGGCAGCAGAGCCTCCAGCAGATGCAGAGCACCCTGAAGGACGACCCGAAGTTCAAGTACATCAACGGGCTCGGGGACTACGAGGGCGTCGAGCGGGTGCTGATCAACTACCACCAGCAGACCGGATCGCTCCCCGGCGCGACCTTCGAGGAGTCGGTGAAGTTGGCCGCCGAGATGTACGAGGCAGACCTACAGAAGCAGGCCGAGCGGTGGAACAAGGTGAATCAGGGCTTGACTCCTTCCGCGTCTTCTGCTCCTGTCCCTCCTCAGAGAGCACCAGAGTCGCCCTCTGCCGGAACGGTGTCGCCCCGGACGCTGACCAACTCCAACACCACGGCACCCGCCGCTGTGCGAACCGTTCCGAAATCCCGCGAGGAACTTCTCGCCGCGATCATCGAAGGTCGCGACGAAGACCTCTCGTAACCGGCGACTCCATGTGAGTCGCCAGCAAGGTGACTCACATGTCTGCAA